TCGACGGCGTCGAGTGCTCCACCTCGCTCGCCCCGCTCACCTGGGGCGCGACCGGCGCGAACGCGCTGCTGCAGCCCTACCACTCGGTCTACAAGCCCAGCGGGACGGGCGTGGCCACGATGCTGATCGACAGCATCGACCTGTGGTCGCCCCGCGGCTGAGCGTGACCTGAAGCCAAGGGAGGCGTCGCGCCATGGCCTATATCGAAATCCAGACCGCGACCATCGGCGCCGGGGCCTCGCTCTCGGCCGAGGTCGGGCTCGGCGAAAAGACGCTGGTGGGCATCGTCATGCCGGCCGGCTGGGATGCGGCCTCCCTGACCTTTCAGGCCAGCCCGGACGACGTGAATTTCCCCGAGCTCTACGACGGTGCGGGGAACGCGGTGTCGTTCACGGTCGCGGCTGGTCAGTTCATCGCCGTCGACCCGACCAGGTGGCGGGGCGTCACCGCGATCAAGGTGCGGAGCGGGACGTCTGGCGCGCCGGTCAATCAGACCGCGGCCCGCACCCTCACCCTGGTCACGCGCACGATCTACTGATCGCATGACGCTGCCGATCGAACGCATCACCACGGTTCTCGCGGCCGCCGCCAGCTACGACCTGACCGACCTCGAGACGGTGAAGGACGAGCTGTCGATCGGTGACAGCAACACGTCCGACGACAGCTGGCTGACGCGAGCGATCGGCCAGGTCTCCCGCGCGATCGAGCGGCACTGCAATCGACGCTTTGTGCCCGAGCAGCTGCAGGACCTGTTCCAGTTCGGCCGCGATCCGTTCCCGGGCGCGCGCTTCGGCGGGGAGGACGAAATCGCTCTCGCACGTTGGCCGCTGCTTTCGGTCGGTTCGGTGTCGCAGTCGCTGCCGAATGGCGTCACCAAGACCCTGGTCGCCGGGACCGACTTCCTCGCCGACCTGGCCAAAGGCCGCTTGCTGCGGCTGAGAAGCGACGGCCGGATCCAGCGCTGGGAAGCCTTTCCGCTCTCCGTCCAGTACACGGCGGGCTATGGCGCGCTGGTCCAGGAGAACGACGCCGTTCCGTCCGCGGCGCCGTACACGGTCGCGGTCTCGCAGGCTTCGGCCTTCTCGTGCGACCAATCGGTCGCCTATGCGAGCGGGACGGCGTTGGCGCGGGTCGCCGCCAATCCGGCGCAGGGCCAATACAGCGTCGCGGGCGGGATCTACACCTTTAACGCGGCCGATGAGGGCCAGGCGCTGGCCTTCGCTTACGCGACGGCGGCCGTTCCCGACGACCTGGTCGAGATCTGCTTGCGCTTGATCACGGCGCGGTACAGCGCCAAGGATCGCGACCCGAACCTGATCCAGCAGGACACGCCGGGCGTCGGCACTCAGCGCTGGTGGTTCGGTGGCGCACCTGGTCAGAAGGGCGCTTTCCCGCCCGACATCGAAGCGGCGCTCGAAGATTACCGTCCCGCGAAGGTCGCGTAATGGACGCTGTCCACATCAACGTCACCGGCGCGCGCCAGACGGGCGTGCGCTTCGACGAGTTCCCCGATGCGCTCTATGAGGATCTCAAGGGCGAGATCAACGCGCTCTCGATCGAGCTCTACGCCCGCGTGGAAGCGCTGACGCCCATGGACACCGGGCTGCTGCGCGGCGAGGAACGGCTGCGGGTGTTCGCCGATCCGAACCGGATCACCGGCTATGTCGACATCGCCGGGGCCCGGGGCTCGCAGGACTTCGCCAAGGCCGGCGCGCTGGAGTACGGCGCGCACCGGCCGGGCAAGGTCGCCGCCCACAGCATGCGGCTCGACCACTACTGGTCCCTGAAGCTGGCCGAGCCGGAGACGGTGCTGGTGGGCGCTTTCACCCGCACGCCGAACATCGGCGAGGTCGCCTTCGAGCGCGGCGCGCTGGCGACCATGCAGCCCGAGGCGATTGCGCGGCTCAACGCCGTGGTGGCGCGGGCGACGGCTGAGGCCAACGCGTGAACATCAACTTTCAGCCGGTGATGAAGGCCCAGTTCGCCGCGCTGCAGGCGGCGGCGAGCATTCCGTTCACGGCGACCGCGACAAGCGGGAGCGCCGTCCTGGCCGGCGTCAGCACCTTCGTCGGGCTGTTCGTCGGCCTGCCGGTGTTTGGGTCTGGCGCGGCGCGCTTCACGACGATCCAGGCGCTCGACGAAGCGACCGGAACGGTGACCCTGACCGATGCTCTGACCGCAAGCGGTTCGGACGTGAGGTTCACCACCGGCTTTCTGACGACCGACGCGCGCCTGAAACACTGGAGTGAGGTCTCAGCCCAGCCGGCGCTGTTCTTCCGCCGCATCGGCGTGACCGACCAGCACTTCGGCGACCTGCTGATGATGACCACGCTGGAGTGCGAGGCCTGGATCTACGCCAACACCGGCAAGAACCCCGACGCTGTGCCGGGCGACATGCTGGCGAGCCTCGAGCAGCTGGTCCGGCAGAGCTTCAAGCCGGACGGCCCTATTGGTGAGCCGCGGTTCACCCTGGGCGGCCTGGCCTACTGGAGCCGGATCGAGGGGCGCACCGAGTCCTCGGACGGCGCCCAGACCGGCCAGGCGATCTCGCGCATCCCGGTGCGCATCACGCTGCCCTGAAGGGGAGACGCGCCATGTCGAAAGACATCGTCGACGCCTGGTTCCGCGAGCGCCTCGGCGGCGGCCCGGTCGCGCGCGACACGCCCGCGTACAACCAGGTCCGCGACGCGCTGCCCGACCTGATCGCGCGGCTCGACGCCGCCCAGCCCGCGCCCGCGCCGCCGAAGACGGCCAAGGCGCCCAAGGTCGCCGTGGCGGCTGCCCAGGAAGACCCGAAATGATCGACGTCAGCAAGTTCGTCGCGATCGGCAGCGCGCCCACCGTACCGTTCGGCGTGGACAAGGTGCGCACGATCGAGGCGCTCCGCGAGATGGCGGACAAGATCGAGCGCGGCGAAGTCATCCTCCTGGGTATCGACATCCTGCAGAGCGCCGACGCCAAAGACTTCGCTCAGTCGAAGATGCTGCTCGCCTACGCCGAGCGCAATCCGCCGACCGCCTAACCCCGGCTCCGACACGAAAGGACACCGCCGATGACTACCGTTCTCTCCGGCAAGCCGACCTTCGGCGCCGGCCGCGTTTTCACGATCGGGAGCTACACCAACCCGACGCCCGCCCGCGCCAACACGCCTCAAAGCCAGTCGATCGACTTCAAGCGCAAGACCGAGAGCCTGTTCGGCGAGAACCAGCTCCCCGTCGCGGTCGGCGCCGGCCAGATGGAGGTGACCGGCAAGGTCGAGTACAGCAAGACCACGGCGCGCACGGTCTATGACACCATGTTCGGCGTCTCCAGCACGACCGGCTCCTACCTCGAGGCCGACGGCGAAAAGGCCGTCGTCCCGGCCTCGAGCGCCTATACGGTCACGGTCGCCAACGCCACGGACTTCGAGTTCGATCTGGGCGTGGTCAACGCCGACACCGGCGTGATCTACAGCTGCGTGGCGTCCGGCCAGGAGGCTGTGGGCGTGTCCTATTCGGTCGCCACGTCCGGGGCCAACAAGGGCAAGTACACCTTCGCCTCGGGCGACGCGAACGCCAACGTCCAGATCTCCTACGCCTACACCAGCACCTCGGGCCTGACTGCGACGCTCAGCAACGCGCTGCAGGGCCCGACCGGCGAGTTCACCGCCGTGCACGTGCTGCCGTATGGAGCGGAGCAGGACATGTACGTGTTCAACAGCTGCATCGCCTCGTCCGCGGGCATTTCGGCCAAGCAGAGCGGCTTCGCCAGCAACACGCTGGAATACAGCGCCTTCGCCAGCGGCGCGGGCGCCGGCGTGCTGGGGACCGCGACCTTCGCCGAGGCGGCGTAAGCGTAGGCGATCGTCGTGACGAAAGAGGAGCGCCAGGCGCTGGGTCGAACCCGGCGCCTGGTCTTCCAGAACGTCGCCAACGGCGTTCCGGAGGAGCGGATCCGCGAGACCCTGCGCCTGTCGCGGCTCGAGGTCGACCTGGCGGTGCGCCTGGTCGCGCGCAAGATCACCGAGTACCTGGTGATCGAGCGCCAGCCGCCGATCCCCTGCGACAGCGTCTCGGCCATCCGCTTTCACCGCAGGAAGCTGCTCGGGATCCTCGCCCGCATCGGCGACCTCAACCTGTCCACCCAACTCTACCTGTCCAAAATCACGGTGCAGGCCATCGACCATCCCGAGATGATCGAAGGGGCCAAGCGCCGGATGGCCGAGGCGCAGCAATGACCGACACCAGAGAGATGAGCCTGGGCGGCCGGACCTTCGCGGTCCCCAGGCTTCCGCTCGAAACCACGATGATCGTCTATCCGGAATGCCGGCGACTGACGATTGCCGGCCTGGTCGACCGCGCCCAGCGCGCCGGCGGCGTGCTCGACGTCGACGAAGCGCAGATGAAGGAGGTGGTGGAGATCGCCTTCCTCTGCGCCAAGGCGGCCGAACCGGAGTTGACGCGGGAGGCCTTCCTAGCATTGCCGATCTCGCCGCCCGAGCTGCTCGACGCCTTCTTCGTCGCGCGTTACCAGACGGGCGCATGGCTGCCGCCCGAGGCTGCGCCGGGGGAAGAGTAGGGGGAGGCGAGCCCCCCGACATCGACTTCAACCGGATCCTCGCTCGCCTGATCCGGTACTTCGGCCAGACGAAGGAATATTGGCTCCGTCACGGCACGCTGCACGACTGGAGAGACCTCTACAGCCCTGAGCTCGAAGAGACGCCGCCGGCCGACCGGCTGGTCGCGATGTACTTCGAGGCGATGAAGTGGTGGTCGCCGCCGGAGCGCGCGAGCGCCGCTCGCGACGGCGCGGAAGAGGCCGCCGAGGCCGAGGTCTGGAAAAGCGGGATCGACTGGGGAGGGGAAAGCGATGCCGAATAACATCGCCGTCTCGATCACCGCCGATGTCGCCGACCTGCAGGTCAAGCGCGCCATCATGTCGGCCGAGCTGAAGGCCGCGCAGAAGGACCTCAACGACTTCGCCAAGTCCGCCAAGACCAGCGGAATGACCGACGAGCTGCGCACCAGCATGCTGGGCGCCGCCGACGCGGTCGCGAAGGCCCGCAATCAGATCGGCCAGACCGATCGCGAGCTGCAGAAGCTGGGCGTCGGCATGGCCAGCGCCCATTCCGGGACGGCCGGCGTCACCCGCGAGCTCGTGGTCATGGCCCGCGAGGCGAGCCGCGGCAACTTCAGCCGCATGTCCGGCTCGGCCATGATCCTGGCCGACCGGATGGGCGTGCTGACCAAGGTGATCAACCCGGTCAGCCTCGCCATTCTCGGGACGATCGGCGCGGTCGGCGCGGCCGTGGTGGCGAGCGCGGTCTATGAGGCCGAGCAGCAGAAGCTGATCGCCACCCTGGTGGGCGTCGGCGCCGCCTCGGGCCTCAGCGCCGCGCAGATGCAGGCGGCCGCCAACGCCGCGGCCCAGGCCAGCGGCCAGGCGCGCAGCACGACGCTGTCCAGCGCGGAGGCCTTCGCCGCCGCCGGCGTCCGCTCGCAGGACGCCATCCAGAAGCTCAGCGCCGACGTGGCGATGTACGCCGCCCTGACCGGCGACAAGGCCCCGGCCGCGCAGAAGGCGCTGGCGGACGCCATGCGCGATCCGGCGAAGGGCGCGCAGACCCTTCACGACCAGATCGGGATCCTCGACGGCGCGACGCTCGAGCACATTCGCACCCTGACCGCCGCAGGCGAGAAGGATCAGGCCGTCGCCATCCTGGTGGAGGCGCTGGCCAAGCGGTTCGACGAGGCCTCGGCGGCGGGCGTTCGGGCAAACGGCGGCTTCGCCGAAATGGGCGCGCATCTCAAGGACCTGATTGACGGCTTCGGCAAGCTGACCCAGCAGATCGGCCTCTACAGCGCGGAGGCCGCGAACGCGGGCGTCGTCGACGCTGTGGACCAGCAGCGGAAGTCGCAAGGATCCGCCGTCTCGCGCGCCCAACACGAGGCGCAGTTGAATGAGGCGTCCGCCGCTGGCCTTTCCGCCTACGACAAGACGCCGGAGGGCCAGGACCAGGCGCGGCTGCAGGCGCTCCAGGACAGCTTGTCCAAGGCCGGCGAGGCGCTGAAGGCGGACGCCGAGCTGCACGGTGCGCACTCCGACGCGGCCAAGCGCGACGCCGCGGCTGTGGCCGAGTACAAGCGCGCGGTCGACACCTTCCTCCCGTCGGCGGAGAAGGCGCACCAGCTCGCCCAGCTCGACGCGCAGCTGGCTCAGGCCCGGGAGGGCCACGATCAGGCCCGGATCTCGAACCTCACCCGCCAGCGGGCGCTGGTGGACAGCGCCGGCCAGGTGATGAGCCCCGACCAGGCGGCGCAGAAGGCGAACGACGCCGCCGCCCTGGCCGCCGACAAGACGCACGCGCCCAAGGGCCCCGGCATCGTCGAGCAGTGGCAGGAGGAGTACCGCAAGGCGCAGGTCGCCTCGCAGGACTTCTTCGGCGACGAGGCGCAGCAGGAGCTGGACTTCTGGAGCAAGAAGGTCGCGCTCACGACCCGCGGCTCGAAGGACTGGCTGGACGTCCAGGGGCACATCTACGAGGCCTCCAAAGCGCTGGCCCGGCAGAACTATCAGGACCAGCTGGCCACCCTGAACGACCAGCTCGAGGCGGACCGGGACAACTGGGCCAAGGAACAGAAGGATTGGAACGACAAGCTGGCCTTCATCGCGTCCAAGTTCGGCGAGCAGTCGAGCGAGTACAAGAACGCCTATCGCGAGCTGGAGGCGGCCGAGCGTGAGCACCAGCGTCAGATGGCGCAGATCGCCCGCTCGGGTGCGCAGGAGAAGTTCGACGCCCTGAAGACGCAGGTCGGCGCAAACCGCTCGGTGCGCGAGGCCGACGCCAACACGGCCATTTCCGGCATCCAGCAGAATGCCCGTTACAGCCCCGTGGGCGGCGAGATCCAGGCGGCCCAGCAGATCGCGGCCATACATCAGCAGCTCCAAGCCCAGGAGATGGCGGACGAACAGGCCTTGCACGCCGCAAAGGTGAGCATGGCCGAGCAGGAGATGGCGCTCGCCGGCAATGACCTCGCCAAGTACCAGCAGGCGGTCCGGGCCAAGACCGCAGCAGATGAGGAGTGGGCGGCGCAGCAGAAGGTGCTGTCCGACAAGGCCGCCAATCAGCAGATCGCCGACCAGCAGCGGGTCGCCCAGGCCTGGCACTCGGTCGTCGACCCAATGGTCTCGACCGTGGGCAGCCAGTTCAAAGGGCTGATCGAGGGGACCGAGAGCTGGCAGCAGGCCCTTGTGCGCCTCGGCGAAGGCGCGCTCGACGTCGTGATCGCCGGTATCGAGCGGGTTGTCGAAGCGCATCTCGCGGGAGAGCTGCAGAAGACGGCGGCGACCGTGGCCGGGACCACGGCCAGGACGTCCGCCGAGACGGCGGAGCATGCGCCGTTTCTGGCGCGCATCGCGCTGGAGCTGGCGCATTGGCTCGGCTTCGAGACCGCAAAGACGGCTTCCACGGCGGCCGGCGCCACCTCGCGGGCCGCGGCCGAGGGCGCCGCGACGGCCGCGTCGATCGCGGCGGCGAAGGCGCAGGCGGGTGCCGAGATCCCCGCCTACACCGGCATTGCGGCCATGGAGGCGGCGGCGTCCGTCGCGATGGTTCCGTTCGCGGGGCCCGGCCTGGCCGCCGCCGCGGCGGGCGAGATGGTCGCTCTCGGCGCGTCGCAGATGGCGCTGGCCAGCTTCGCCGTCGGCACGAACATGGTCCCCAACGACATGATCGCCCAGATCCACGCCGGCGAGCGGATCATCCCGGCCGCTGACAACCGGGCGCTGATGGCGGCCGTGGGCGCGGGCCCGGGCGCGGGCGGTGGCGGTGGCGGTGGCCGCGGCGACGTCCATTTCCACACCAATTACGCGCCGCAGCTCATGGGTGAGGGAAAGTCCTTCCGCCAGCAGCTTCAAGGTCATCAGTCGGATCTGGAAGCGATGATGCGCAAGATATTCATCAGCCTGTTCCGTAACGGCGCGGTCCGCGGCTAGGCGAGGGCAATAGATGACGCTTCCGGTCTATCCGGGCCGGGATCTGTTGCCCGGCCTCGCCTTCAGCTCGAAATGGTCGCCGTCGTTCGTCAACATGAAGACGGCGACGACGGCCAGCGGGGCGGACATCGACTTGGGTCTCGCGCAGTATCCGCTGCACGATTTCGAACTGACTTACGAGTTCCTGCGCGACGGCCCGATCTGGGGCCCGCCGACGCTGGCGCAGATCGAGTTTCGGACGCTGATGGGCTTTCACCTGGCCATCGGCGGCTCGCTGGGGCGGTTCCTCTACAGGAACCCGGACGACTGCCGAAGCTACCGCAACCAGATCGGCGTCGGCGACGGGGTGACCACCACCTTCACCATCACCCGGACCTTCGGGGCGAACGGCTATTTCGGGACCGAGCCGGTCGGCCAGGTCGACATGAACGCGCCGATCAACGTCTACCCGACCGGCTCGGCCACGCCGCTCGCGCCGTCGCAGTACACGATCAGCACGGCGACCCCGTGCGCGAACACCATCACCTTCGCGTCGCCGCCGGGAGCCAGCCAGCCGGTCTACATGGACATGAGCTACTTCTACTATTGCAAGCTCAGCGATAACAGCAACACCTTCGAGAAGTTCATGGACCGTCTGTGGAAGCTCGGCAAGGTGACGCTGCACAGCTGCCGGGCCGGCGCATGACCGCCCTGTTGCGCCCCGCCTCGGCCGCGCTGCAGGCGGCGTTCGCCAGCGGCGTGCCGCTGTGGGAGGCGGACCTGTTCGTATTCACCCTGGCCGACGGGGTGACGCAGTATCACTGGACCTCCTGGGACACCGACCTGAAGGTCGCCGGCATCACCTATTCGTCGCGGAAGCCCTGGCTGGAGAGCTCGGACTGGAGCGTCACCAACACGCTCGAGGTGCCGACCTGCACGGTCACGCTCACGTCGCTGAACGACAACTTCGGCGGCGGCGGCAACATCAAGACCCAGATCCACAACGGCCTGTTCGACGGCGCCTCGTTCCTGCTGTCGGAGGCCTATATGCTGGCGCCGGGCGCGGCGGATGCGCTGGGCGCCGTGCCGGTGTTCGGCGGCAAGGTCGGGCCGATCGACCTGATCGGCACGCAGGCGACGATCACGTGCAAGGGCAAGGTCAACGACCTCGACCAGTACGTGCCGCGCAACCTGTTCCAGATCGGCTGCAACCATGCATTTTGCGACGCCGGCTGCACCCTGAACCGCGCGGCGCACACGGCCAATTTCGCGGTCGGCCGCTCGCCGCCGGCCTCGGCCGCCTTCATCCCCTGGGCGACGCCGCCCGTGAACCCGGCGATCTACAATCTGGGCACGCTGGCGATCACCAGCGGGGCCGGGGCGGGCCAGCGGCGGACGATCGAGAGCTCGACCTCCTCGGGCCTGATCCTGGCCTATCCGCTGGCGATCACGCCGGCGATCGGCGACGACTTCAGCGCGTTCGAAGGCTGCGACAAGACCTTCAACTCCGGGTCCGCCCAGAGCTGCACGGCGCGCAACAATACCCAGCATTATCGCGGCTTCGAGTTCGTGCCGCCGCCGAACGCCGCCTGGTGATCTGTGGGCCAGCCCTATCACCATCAGGAGGCGCGTGCGGACGGCTGCGCGCTGGTCATCGTCGACCGGCTGGGCCGGGTCGAGCGCCACGACTGCGCGTCGGCGCAGGAAGCCGAGCAGCGCGCGAGCGCCGTTCGCGAGTGCCTGAGCTGGATCGGCACGCCGTTCCAGGACTGCGGCTTCGTCAAGGGGCCCGAAGGCGCGATCGACTGCGCCATGATGCTGGTCGGGACCTATCGCGCCGCCGGCATGATCGGCGATTTCGACCCGCGGCCCTATCCGCCGCGCTGGTTCCAGCACAGCAGCCAGGAGCGCTTCCTCGGATGCCTCGAGCAACTGGGCGCGCGTGAGATCGAGGGCGCGCAGATCCTGCCCGGCGACGTGCTGGTCTGGCAGTTCGGCCGCACCTTCGCGCACGGCAGCGTGCTGGTGAACACGCGCGAGGTCTGCCACGCCTATTCGGCGTCGGGCGGGGTGGTGGTGACGCCGCGGGACGAGCCGTTGCTGTCGACGCTCACCTGGAAGGGTGTCGACTATCCCCGGCCGGTCCGGGCTTTCACCTTGTGGGGGCGCTGATGGCGGGGATGAGCAGCGGCCCTCAGCCGCCCGCGCCGATCAAGTACGACGCGCTGAATGTCAGCTCGTCGATGATGGACCTTCCGGTGCCGATCTTCTGGGGCCAGCGGCGCCTCGGCACCAACGCGATCTGGTACGGCAATTTCGAGCAGCATTCGTCCAACGCCAAGGGCAAGGGCGGCGGGGCGAAGGGCCAGAAGATCTACGATTACACGGCCGCGACCGTCCTGGCGCTGGCCGAGGGGCCGATCGACAGCGTCGCCCGCGCCTGGGCGGAAGGCTCGACCACCACCACGAGCTCGCTCAGCCAGCTCAACATGACGTTCTTCAACGGCTCGGCGTCACAGGCGCCGTGGTCGTGGATGGTCTCCAACTTCGCAAGCCAGGCGCGGGCCTACGCCTACACCGCCTATCTGGCCTGCCCGAAACAGGACCTGGGCGAGTCGGCGACGATCCCGGACAACGCGTTCGAGTGCGTGCGCTCCAACGGCTTTTCCTACACCCACACGACGCAGGGGTGGATCAACCCGTCGACGCATAATCAGTTCACGGCGATCGACGTCCTGCTGTCGGACTGCATCACCGACCTGTTGTGCAACACCCAGTATGGCGTGCTGTTCAGCCTGGCCGACATCGGCGACACGACCCAGTACGCGACCTACATGCGGGCGCAGGGGCTGTTCTTCTCGCCGCTGCTCATGCAGCTGGAAAAGGCGACTTCGGTCCTGAACCGCTGGGCTCAACTGTCGAACAGCTGGATCTTCTGGTCGGGGACGCAGCTGCAGTTCGTGCCGCTGGGCGACACCCAGATCACCGGCAACGGCGTCACCTACACGCCGCAGGATGATGTCGCCTATAACCTGGGCCTGGGCGACTTCCTGCCCGACGACGGCGATGCGCCGGTCAAGGTCTCGCGCGTCGACCCGGCCGACTGTCCGAACCGGACCATCGTCAACATCACCGACCGGACGATCGGCTACGTCAGCAATCCGCAGGAGTACAAGGACCAGACGCTCTGCGATCAGTTCGGCCTGCGCGACAATGAGAACGTCCAGGCCGACGAGATCTGCGACCCGCCGGTCGGCAAGATCGTCGCCCAGCTGATCGGTAAGCGCGCGGCATATATCCGCAACACCTACAGCTTCAAGGTCAGCCATCGCTATGTGCTGTGCCTGCCGGGCACGATCCTGACCCTGACCGAGCCGAACCTGGGCCTGAACCAGGTGCGGGTGCGAGTGAAGACGATCAAACGCGACAGCGACCGGCGGCTGGCCTTCGAGTGCGAGGAGTTCCCGGGCAACATCGGGACCTATGTCGCGCCGGGCGCCAGCGTCGCCGGCAACATCACCACCTATCCGAACGAATACGCCGACCCGGGCCCGGTCAACACGCCCGCCATCGTCGAGCCGAACAGCTCTTACAGCCAGGTCCCCAAGCTACTGATCGCGGCCAGCGGCGGCGCGCAATGGGGCGGCTGTCAGGTCAACATCTCCTTCGACGGGTCGAACTATTCGTTCATAGGGCGGATCACCGCGCCGGCGCCTCAGGGGACGCTGACCGCGGTCCTGGCCAACCACACCGACCCGGACACGACCGACACCCTGTCGGTCAATTGCGCCGAGAGCCTGACCACGCCCACGGCGGTCACGCCGGAGGACGCCGACGCACTGCGCTCGCTGGCGTTCGTGGTGCCGCAGCCCTCGATCAGCGGCGGGATCGCAAGGTTCGGGGCGGGCGAGCTGCTGGCCTTCGGGGAGGTCACAGCGACCGGGACCTACGCCGCGAACCTGACCTATCTGCGTCGCGGCGCCTACGGGACCTCGCCCGAGCAACATGGCGTCGGCAGCCAGTTCACCGTCCTCGACACCCTGGGCCAGACCGGCTCGACCCTGGCCTATGAGCTGCCGCCCCAGTACGTCGGCAAGCCGGTCTATATCAAGCTGGCCTCGTTCAACCTGTTCGGCAACGCCGTGGAGGACCTCAGCGTCGTCCAGGAATACGCCTATACCCCCACGGGCGCCGGCTACGGCACGGCCCCGGCCGGAGCGCCGGCTGAACCGACCGGCCTGGTCGCCTACGGCCGCCTCGGCGGCGCGGACGTGGCCTGGAACGCCAATCCCGCCACAGACAACATCACCTATTATTCGCTGTGGCGCGCCGCGGGGGCGGGAACGCCCTTCTCCTCGGCGTCGCTGATCTGGCGAGGGCAGGCGACTAACCTCAACGACGCGTCGTTCTTGTCGCCAGGGGCCTATACCTATTACGTCCAGGCCGAGAACGAGATCGGGGCCTCGATCCCCAGCGCGCCGGCGTACTGCACCGTCCAGCTGCTGGGCAATCTCGCGACCCAGAACCTGGTCGAGTCTCCCGACGTGGCGGCGGGCGTGCTGCTCGGCAACGCGATCCGGCTGAAGGTGTACGCCAACCCGCAGCAGACGTTCATCTCGGGGCCCTATACCGGCGAGGTCGTGGTCACTGCCGACGCCGTTCCGCTCTATGACGTCAATGGCCACATGGTGGTCGCCCAGAACGTCAACGAGAACGCGCTGCTGATCCCGTGGACGACCTTCGGCGTCGGCAACTACGACAGCTCCAACACCGAAAACGCTATGGCGGCCGGCGCCTGGGGATATGCCTGGCTGATCAGCAACGGCGCGGGCGGGGCGCTGGGGCTCACCGTCTCGTCGTCTTC